GATGCTATTGCGAAGCATTATCAATAGCTTATTGCGAATGATTATCATTAGCTCACGCTTGCTACTGCTTCTCACTCGCAGGAGGAGCGCCCTCCGGAGATGTTGTATCATGTCGAAGGGTGGGGGGAGGGGTGAATCTTTATCGGCTATATGTGGTGAAAATACACCCAAACGTACTAGATAAAATATTAGAAATTCCTACCACAGTTAATAAAAAAGGCATTGACAAGTACACCGATCCGGCACACTCTATCAATACCCTTTATTCTAATTCTATATTTTTTAACGGACTGGTCTTCCCCCGAGATCGGTCGGGCTACGCCCTCCCTCTCTCACCCCCTGATTCTTCTAATATGTATATGGATTAACCCGGCCAACAACTGTTACCAGTATTATACCATAAAACCTCTACCTTGTCAAGTAAAATCGTTATTTGACCATAAAATTAATTAAAATTACTCCTTATGTACGAATTAACTTGACATTACACTCTATTTATGTTATAATAGGTGTATGAAGGGGTGGACTCCTTTAAAAGATTAACGGATTGATGTGGTATAGCGGCTATTATCTCGGTCTCCAAAACCGTAAGACAAGGGTTCGAGTCCCTTCATCTTTGCCACTCTTAAAGGATTATCGTGAAAAAGACAACCCTTCCTAATACGCCCGGCAGACAGGCAGCTCAGGCTAAATATAATGCCAAGCCAGAGCAAAAGAAGCGCCGTGCCCAAAGAAACAAAGCCCGCCGGTTTGAAGAGAAAGCCGGTAAAGTCCACAAAGGCGACGGCAAAGACGTAGATCACAAGAACGGGAATACGGCTCAGATGGGCCACAACCTACGAGTTCTTTCTGAATCCGTCAATAGACACCTCAACCGTAGATCAAAGAAAACAACCTACAAAGGAAAGTAATTCACCACCCCGCTTGCTGGAATTAGACCAGATGGCGAAGTAGCTGCGGCCGAGTGGTGGTGAAGTCTTCTACTTAAGGAGTAAATAAACTTGGGACGTCCTAACCTACGACATCCGCCCACCAGAAGTAAGCCTCGTGATGCGATCAAACCTACTGTTCAGGCTGCTTTGGATGCCGGGAACATTCAGGAGGTGATCGACAATCTGACGTTTAAGCAGCGTCGCTTTGTTGAAGAGTATTTGGTGGACTTCAACGGTGCCGCTGCAATTCCTCGTGCAGGATACAACACAAAGTATCCGGCTCGTCTAGCAACGGAGATGCTTCGGCATCCCGGTATTAGGGCTGCAATTGATGCAGTGACCCTAGACAGAGCCTCACAAGCCACGATCAAACCAGAATACGTAATTAATAAACTACACAGGACAATCGAAAGAGCTGAAAAAGACGGCAACCACACTGCCGTATTTCGTGGTTGTGAAATTCTAGCCCGCGCTCTCGGTATGTTTGTTGAGAGGAAAGAGATTAGTGGACCTAACGGAGACGCTATCAAGTATCAAGCAGTCCAAGAAGCAGCAGATGCTTTCACCAGCGCAATTGCTGGCCTCGTTGAGCGAGGAAGAGAGGACGGCTCTTTTATCATCGTTGGACCCGAGTGTTAAGTCCCAACTAAAGTATCACTGGCCTTTTTGGGCTAGACCGGATCAGTTAGAGCCGGAAGGAAAATGGACTACTTGGTTGATTCTAGCAGGACGTGGTTGGGGGAAAACCCGAACAGGTGCTGAATGGGTCAACAAAATGGCGAAAGAACATCCGGGTTGCCGGATTGCCATCGTAGGGGAAACCACGGCTGACGTTAGACGAGTTATGATTGAAGGGGAAAGCGGCATTCTAGCTACTTCCCCGCCAGACTTCCAACCGGAATACTCTCCCGCCAACAGAACGATTACTTGGCCTAACGGCTCCATCGCTGAAACCTACAACGCCACCCAACCGGATCAGCTCCGTGGCCCTCAGCATCACTTCGCATGGTGCGATGAAGTCGCCAAGTGGCAGTACATGCAAGCCAGTTGGGATCAATTGCAGTTCGGACTTCGTCTTGGCCGCGACCCCAAACAGCTAGTAACTACGACGCCTCGACCCGTTGATCTAATCCGTAAACTGATGAATGACTCTAACACGGTTGTTACACGAGGCAGGACTTACGACAACACCCCCAATCTGGCCGGACCTTTCCTACGACAGATTGAAGAAAGATACGGCGGTACGCGTTTGGGCCGTCAGGAACTTGAGGGCGAAGTTCTAGAAGATATTCCCGGTGCTCTTTGGTCCCGTAGTAATATTGACAGTAACAGACGTCCTGAAGCCCCGCCTGAGTTGCAACGCATAATCGTTGCCATTGATCCGGCAACTTCTTCTAACGAAGGATCGGATGAAACAGGAATTGTTTGTGTCGGATTGGCCCGAGATGCTGACGGCTACAATCGAGGATACGTCCTCGCTGATCGCAGTGTTAGAGGGTCTCCTGACGAATGGGCGAAAACTGCTGTTGCTCTCTACCGAGATTTTGAAGCTGATAGAATCGTTGCTGAGAAAAATCAAGGAGGGGAAATGGTCGAAGCCGTTATCCGAGCCGCAGATCGAAATGTGCCTATTACCTTGGTACACGCGTCAAGGGGAAAACTTATTCGTGCGGAACCAATTTCCGCCCTCTACGAACAGAATAGAGTACACCACGTCGGAAGATTCGACGAATTAGAAGATCAAATGTGTACCTTCTCTTCCGACTATGATCGGATGAATAATGGTTCACCCGACAGAATGGACGCTCTAGTTTGGGGTCTTTCTTTCTTGTTTGAGAAGATGACTGGCAGACGCAGGAATGGTGCGAAGCCAGAAGAAGAACAACATTACACATTAAAAGACGTTACAGACAAGCAACACCACAACAATCCTTATCGTGGTGAGTCTGATACATTTTGGATGGCTGGTTAAAGAATGGCTAAAAAGGAAGAAGGCAAGGAAGTCTCTAATCTTCAACTCTCCGAAGAAGAGATTACTGAACCGGGCGCAAGATACATACCTGAAGGATTCGATTCGGTAGAAGATTACCTCGATGACATGCGGGAGACGTATGCTTTAGACATTCAAGCCGACGATGACAACAGAAAAGCCGCTTTAGAAGATAAGAAGTTCGTAGCTGGTGAGCAGTGGGACCCTATCGTTCTTGAGCAGCGCGCTGGATTGCCGTGTCTCGTCATTAATACAATGCCGCAGTTTACAGCCCAACTCGTAGGGGACTGGCGTGAGAACCGTATCTCCGTCAAGGTACTTCCCTCCGAGAACGGCGACAAGAATATTGCAGATACTAGGTCCGACCTGATTCGTTCAATTGAAACGCAGAGTCGGGCTACTCGTGTCTACGACAGCGCTTTCGAGTCTATGGTTCAGTGCGGCGACGGCGCCTTCCGCGTAGGCGTCCAGTACGCCACCGAAGACGTATTCGACCAAGAAATTGTACTTCAGCCTATTGAAGATGCCTTGGCTGTTGTTTGGGATCGTCTCAGCGTTGATCCTACCGGCAGAGATGCCACTCACTGTTTCGTTGATGATCTTCTTCCTCGGAAAGAGTTCAAGAAGCTTTGGCCTAAGAGCGATCCCTCTACGCTACGAGAATCACAGCGCAGGGAACTGGCTTCTGAAGGCTGGTGCGACGACGGCTCCGTTCGAGTAACCGAGCACTGGCGCGTTCTAGAGCGCAAGAAGATGATTGTGATGTTCGAAGACGGCGCGATGCACACGATCTACGCCAAGAGCGATTACGACAACAATCAACTCAATGACGAACTGACTAAACTAGAAGAAGCACACGGTAAGATGGTTAAGAGTCGTATGGCTCCGTGCCGTTACGCTCAGATGCACCTAGTCAATGGTTTCGAAATACTTGCGGGACCTTACGAATGGAAGTTGTCGCGGCTTCCAATTATCCGTATGTCGGGCCGCACGGTCTCAGTGGGGGATCGTCGCGTCCGGTATGGCCTAGTGCGCTATATGAAGGATGCCGCCCGACTGCGTAACTTCTGGCGTTCGGTTGCAGCTGAACAACTAGGTTATGCCCCTAAGGCGCAGTGGATTGCTACTGAAAGCGCGGTTGAAGGCCGTGAAGATGCAATCCGTAAAGCCCATCTCACCCGTGATCCGCTTCTTGTGGTCAACGATGAAGCCATTATCGACGGCAACATCAAACGTCTCGATCCTCCTGCTATTCAAATGGCGCTTCTTAATGAGGCCCAAGTCAATACGCAGGATATGAAAGACGTCTCGGGTATTCACGATGCCTCTCTTGGGATTAAGTCAAACGAAACCTCGGGTCGTGCTATTATGGCTCGTCAAAGAGAAGGCGACGTTGCCAGCCTCACGTACTACGATAACGGTAATGCGTCAGTACTTGAGGCTGGTGATGTTATCAATCAGTTCATTAGTCAAGTCTACGACGGAACCCGCATCATCCGTATCATCGGTGAGGACGAAGCCTCTAAGCTAGTCAACATCAATGACCCAATGGACCCGAACAGCCCTAATCTTGCTACGGGCAAGTACGACGTCACGTTTACAACTGGCGCTAACTATACGACTCGTCGCGTAGAAGCCGCTGAAGCCATGATGGAGGCCGTTCAGGTCTTTCCGGAACTAATGCAGGTTGCTGGCGATCTCGTCGCTAAGGCGCAGGATTGGCCGGGCGCAGAAGAACTCTCTGAACGTCTCCGTAAGACTATCCCTCCGCAGCTACTCTCCGACAAGGAGAAGCAGGAGATGGGTGATCAGGGTCCTGACATGCAGCAGATCATGCAACAGGCAGCGCAGCAGCAGGAAGCTATTAAGCAGGGCGCACAGGAGCTACAGAAGCTTCAGCAGGAAAACCTCATTCTCAAGACGAAGCACGATGTAGAAATGCGTAAGCTCGTTATTGAAGAGTTTAAGGCAGAGACAGACCGTATCACTGCATACGGACAGTTCGCCGCCAAGGATAAAGAATTTGAACTCCAACAGATGGAACACAGTGCCGACATGGCAATGCGTGAAGACGAGTTGGAGAGTCAACAAGTTTCAGACGCTAAGGCCTCAGCCCAACCTAGCGAATAATCTGCAATCCGGGAACGTACCATACAAAAGGGACGCAAAACTCTATGACTGACGACACAGATACCGCTGTCGATATTGAAGACGTTGATCTGAATACTTTCGAAGCTGAGTTCTTCCAGACCGAACCTGTTAAAGAGGAAGTCGTTGAAGAGAAGGCTGAGG